GTCTTGCGACATGGCTGTAACACGCTTATCAAGTTGCTTGATGATGCCAATTAGACTTTTAATCTTCTCAAGCACACTATCAAGCAAGAATTTTTGCGTCAGGTAGACAAAATACATTCCGCCAGTCGCCGCCGCAATAGGAAACCCTACGTCCGAAGCAAACTGTAAGAACTCCATTATTTACTCGTCCACCAAGCAATAAAAGAAAATATCGCTCCAACGGTAAATACGATGCCTCCAATAAAGCCTTTGTAACGCGTTTGCTCGGTTTTCATTTCGTCAAGCGCGGCTATGATAGCGTCTAGCTTTCTTCCTCTGTCTTCAAACACTTCTTCTAGTGCATCAATGCGCTGTTCTACTTTAGCAAGGCGGCAGGCTTCGTCGGGCATCTCGACCTCACTTCAAGAATCTAAGTTTATAAAGAACGGTAAAATAGGTTTCCATAATACCATCAATCAAGTTTTGAATTGGCGTGTCATCTTTACCGCAGACTTTATAGCGGTTTTCATCAATCCACGTCACTTGTTTCTTTAAGAAGTCTTCAATATTATCGACATTTTTACTGCCGATAATCTCAAGGTCTTTAAGGAGCTGATAGCTGCCCTGATACGCCTCTGTAATGCCGTCCGCTTGCTCGATAATCTCATGATAAAAGTCGTTAAGCGCCATGTGCGCAGCAAAGCTACGCGTTCGCAAATGCTCACGGTGCGCAACATCCCGTGCAAGGAATAATAAAGAGATGAAATGTTCCATTATATGTCTATCCTGTTAATGTTTTCCCAGTACCCTTCATTTCTAGCACTAGCTGACTCTGGGTCATGTTGCTCACCGTAAATATCTTCAATTGGCTCACCGTCCATATTACGCAAAGCATAAACACAGTAATAAACCGTACCATCTTCAACTGCTGTAATTTTGTGTTGATGTTCTTTTCGGATAACAATAAAAGTTGGTGCAGTAAATTCTTTAGGTTTATGGCCTTCAATTTCAACACACACCTTACCAGATACTAATAAAGTCACATGGTCAAACTTATGCTCATGCCCGCCGTGTGTTTCACCAGCAAGTTCTAAGACGTTTTGCTTAACCCAAATATTACCAAAGTAACCTAGTTCAGCAGTTTTCATGGTAACTGCACCACTGGTGTAAATTCTTTCCAAGACACAGTTGGTTCATCCCAGTAATACTGTTTATTATCTTGTGGATAAGGCACAGGCGATTGCCATGACATAGTATCAATATCACCAACCCATGAAGGGTATGGCTTTCTTGCTTGATGTTCTGCTTGTTTATCTGCATCAAACTCTACTTGTGTTAGCACTTTTAAAACGCCAACAAGGCTTGTATCTGCGTCATCATCGCACGTTCCATAGAGTAATGGAGGATTAGTCAAAGACCCGTCTTGATTTGATGCGATAGGAAAATCCGATTCATTTTGAAAGATAAACTGAAATCCCTTTACATTTGGGAGTGCCGGCCCTGTACGCATTGGTGCTTCTGTGCAAAGAATACCTGTGTCTGCGTCAATGTTTGTTAGTTGTATGTACATTTTATAACCTTATTTTATTGATTGACGCTGTTTACACAGCGATTCTCCGAACAGCTCTGACGTAATTACCAAAGTTCTTAGTGCCGCCACCGTCCTGATACCCATTGTCTAAATCCTGTATCCATGCGGCGCGACCAGTGACCTCAGTCGAAGACCAATAGACGTTAGGGTTAGTGGCAAACGCATTTGTTTCACCAATTCTAAAGCCAATGCCCGCGCTTGTTTGAGCGGGTGAACCGCTCGTGTAGTTTGTGCTAATAGGCTCTGGTGATACCGCATTAGCATTTGAACCCGATGAAGTATCGTTAGCAGTTGTTGTAGGCTTTAAGAAGTAGTACAAAACTTCTAATTCGTTTTTGGCAGGTAAATACCAATCGCTATACCCCCCTATCGTAAGACCTTCGCAAAATACAGCGGCTTGATATGCCGCACCTAATGCCGCTTCCACAGCACTGTTAGTAGGGCCATCAATTACAGATGTTTGAGCCGTTACTACCCCATACGTTCCCCATGTTCTACTTGAATTTTCACCAGATGATTTAGGAGCGACAATTAGATAATGTGTAGCAACACCTCCACCACCTACGGCAATCTTACCAGCATAAAAACCACCGCCATAGGCTTGCCCGATTGTAGTAGGCCCTGGAGCTTTATAAGTCCCACCCGTTAGCATTTGTTGAATTCCACTCATTAAGTCAACCCCGCACCAGAAATAATCCAAGTTGTTGATGTCATTTTAAGTGCTGTTGCTGTACCGTATTGCGCAAGTGAGCGTGTACCTGTTGTACCTGTGCCAGCTAAGTACATCGTATCTGTTGTAATAGCAATACTGACGACTTGAGAAGTCATATTAACAAAAGAAATAGCTGTGCCAATTGGATACGCTACTGAACCATTAGCAGGGATAGTAAACGTCCGAGCATTAGCGTCAGTTGAAGGGTGGAAAATACACTTACCAGAATCTGCTAAAACTGCCGTGTAAGCGGCGCTTTGGCTGTTTATAGGGATATTTCTAAAGCCAACTGCATCAGTACCATCAACCGTACAAGATGACAACGTACCGCTAGAAGGTGTGCCAAGCACAGGCGTGACAAGTGTAGGTGAGGTAGACAACACTACATTACCGCTACCTGTAGATGTTGTAACGCCTGTCCCACCATTAGCTACAGGCAATGTACCGCCCGTACCGCCATTAGCTACAGGCAGCGTTCCTGTAACGCCGGTTGTCAAAGGTAAACCTGTACAGTTAGTTAACGTGCCGCTTGTAGGCGTACCTAACGCGCCGCCAGAAAGCACCACCTGTTCATAGCGCACACTGTCCCCAGCAGACGTGCCAGCGGCAAGTCCTGTGAGTTTCTTAGCGTTCATTGGCAAGTTAGCTGACGGCGTAGACTGACCGTCACGCGTGATACAGTTTGTCAGCGCCGTTGCGATGTCACTGTTGGTTGTGTTAGTTGTTGATGATGAAATCGTTGTGCCGGTAACAACGGGGTTGCCAGCAGGCAGGTTATATGTCCCAGAGCCATTAAAAGCCATTATTTTTCTCCTGAATATGATGTGCGTGATTGCAATGCAGATAAGCCTTGACCTGCTAAACCGCTTGCGCCTATTCTAAGGTTTCGCTCGTCATAAGGCAAACGAGATTGCGCTCGTTCAATAGCGTTAGCAAATGCTTCAGACGACATAAGCTCTTTGGACAGCTTATCCGCGATTGACTTATCTGCTTGTTTAGTGACTAAACCATGAATCCATTTAAGCGTCGCGCCTTCAGTTGTCAAAGTATATGGTGTATGCGGCGTTGCCTCAGAAGCCATTTTCTTTGTGCTTTCCCCTATTCGACGGCCCGTCATAGCAAGCGCTTCAAATTGCTCTTGGTCGTTAAGCACCGACATAATTTTCTCTACAGTACGTTTTAACGCCGGTTTACCTTCAGTCAAATTGTCCAACGCTTGCGCTGTGTCGTAAGGATGATTTGGCGCTTCTTTTTTGACTTTTTCAAGCATTGACTGAATATTGGCGGTTTCTTTAAAGTCTGCCAATTTAGCCGCGCCTTCTTCTTTACCGTAAGTAGCCTTTAAAAGTGTAGCAATACGCGAATTTTCAAGCGCTTTAGCTGTCTTAGCACCTGAGTTTTCAACACCTGTTGTCATAGGCTCAAACGCGTTATCAACTACTTGACGCGCCAATTCTGGTTTAGCTTCAGGCGTTAATTTGTGCAGTATGCGCCCCATTGTGCGAACGTCTGCATTAACAGCTATCTTAGCTAAATTTTCAGGGTCAGTTGCGGCGCTCAAGTCTTTAGCTGATTTGCTAATAATCCGCTGTTGGTTAGCTACCGATTCATCTACCACTTTAGGAATTGCTTTAACTTGCTCACCAAGCGCGGCTTGATTTGCTTCAATAGGTTCAAAGTTACGCACAATTTCACTTAACCGGTTTTGAATTCCCGCGCCAGTAGAGTCAAGCGTTTTTAGCGCTTCTCGGTTATCTTTTAAAAATTTATCTGCGGATTTGCCACCTTGCACAACTTCATCATTAAATTTACCTTCAACGCCTGTTTTAATAGCTTGTAGTGCTTCAGTGTCATTTCCAAATGCGCGAATAAAATCCGCAGCATGGTCAGGATGTAAAAATTTATCCGCTACTTCAGAAGGGTTAATTTGCGGTCTATAGGTATTAGTTTGGCGAGTAAGTTTATCTACTGTACCCTCCATGTAAGGCTCCGCTACCGTAGACCTAAAAAGTTTGTTAGCTTCATCAAAAACTGCTCTAGCTTTAGTAGGCGCATTTTGGGCAATAGAATCGTCAACCCCTTGTTTTAATATTTTTAAATTTCGTATCTTTAACCCTGATTCAGGGACACCTTCAAGCTCTCTAAGGTCTGTAAGAATTTCACTCCGCAATGCTTTAAGAGATTCTAAAGTTGCCATTGGAGGTAGACCTTCAGAAGACGGCTTAAGCGGTTTTCCATTTGCGCCTAATAGAACAGGCCTTTCATCGGCTTGCTGTTTAAATACTTTAAGCGCGGTGTGAGTAAACGGCGCAGACTCTTTATTTATCGCCGTTGAAATGTTTTCTGATAATTCTGTCGCTTTATCAATTAACGGTTTAATGCTAAAAGGCTGCGGCGCAAGCTCAAAAGATTGCTTATATAAAGGGCTGACTAGCTTAGCCGCTTGGTCTTGAAGCGCTATTTTACGCGATATTACAGTCTGCCCAATTTCACGTTGTTCTGGTTGCGCGACTGTACTAGCCACCTGCTGCTTGGCTTCATTAAGCCCTGCTTGCTCTGTTTCAGCTTGCCGTAATAGCTCTGCTGTACGCGCGGCTTTAGTATTTTCAAGCGTTTTACTTTGCGCCGCCAATCCGCTTTGCACATTTTGATACGGTGCGGCGGCGCTTACGCCACTAACAGGCATTTCACCTTGATGAAGTTCAGCTAATCTATCTTGCGCTTGATTAACTCGCGCGTCTAAAGAAGCCGCTTCTGCGCCAAGTTTATCGCGCCAGTCGTCAGGGTAGCTTTTTTGTGATGATTTAATCGCCGCTGCAAGCTCAGACGATTTTATTTCTGTTGCAAGTTGTTCAGGTGTTGTGCCAGCACGTAACTTTTCGGCTGCTTCAGCCGCATTAGAACCTTTAAGGCTGTCTAAAATCTTAGTATCAAGAATTTTTTGACGCCCTTTTTCGAACAACGGCGCAAGCACTTTAGCCGCCCCAACTGCCATAGGAACGCTCACACCGGATAATGCGCCTGCTGCTGCCCCCATACCTGCGTTAACGCCCGCGCTACTATTAGGGTCAATTAGCTTTCCTGCAACGCTATTTGCTACCGCGCCAGACGCTATTTTAGCAGGGATGTCTTCTAGGTACCCTACAGATTCTTTACCTGTGCTAAGACCTCCTGATTCTAAGCCTCTAGCAAAACGCTCACCCAACCCTAAAGCTCTAGCGCCCCCACCTAAAGCGCTTCCAACGCCAATTAACGGCAACATTTCACCGCCAAATTCACCCACACCATACGCGCCGCT